CGGTTTTATGGGCGGGGAGTAGTTTTTCAAGTAGAGATACAGCTAAATTTAGAGTAAATGGAGATGGAACACTATATGCTACTGGGGCAACCATTCAATCTAATAATGGTTCTAATAATGCTTATTATGTAAAACTTGATGGTACAAATGATCAATTATTAATATATGGATTACCTGCAACTAATCCAGGTTCTTCACAAACATTTACGGCTTCAATTACAGGCGGAGCTATACAGGGATCTTATGCAGCAACACAAACAAAAGCAACAACTCCATATATGCTTACTGCAAAAGCTGGCAATATTTCATCATCTTCATTTCTTTCACTAGTTTCACCTATAGCAGTTCAAATATTTGGCACAAGCGATACTGTACCAATGGCTTCATTTGACCCTTCAGGGGGTTATACAACTTTTACAGAAACTGGGGGATCATCTCTAACTGGGTCTTCAGCAGTTATTAATACAGATATTGCATTTTTAAACTCATCATCTGTTATACTGGGAAGTGGATCTGGGGTCACATCTGGGGTCGCTACAGATAGTTCTTCTCATGTATATATAAATGGTTTTGCAAGAGTTAGAAACGCAACTCCAGTAGGATCTGGCACAGGTTCGTATGTAAGAAATGTTTATGTAAATACAGCAGCACCATCCTCCTCTGCCAATAGCGGGTTTCAGGGCGATCTTTGGGTAACATATTAAGGATAAATAGTGGGATTTTTTGTAAAGAAATCTAATACGGGTTCATCCGATTGGGCAAATGCCACAAGCATATATGTCAAAGTTTCCACGGGCTGGACAGCAATAAAAAAAGGTTTTATAAAAGTTTCAGGTGGCTGGCAACAGTTTTATCCAAATGCTGGTCCATATACAACCGCATCTCCATTTATTTCTTCAAATACTAGTGGAGCTAGTCCCTGGGGTGCGGGAATTTTATTTGGTAGTTCTGCATATGGTCAAAGAGGAACTTGGGTAGCAAATAGCAGTTCGGCAACAATTACATCTTATTCATATCAAATACTTACATCAACTTCTTCCACACCTGGCTCTGGACCATATGTTACAGTTGTAGGATCAACTACTTTAAGTGGAACATATCAAACAATAGATTTAACTAACTCAGCATATGATGATGCATTTTTAATTTTTAGAGTTACCGCCACTAGATCAGATAGTGTTACTGGTGTTGATGATACTGATAGTCAGGCGGGAACTACCAGACAATACTTTATCTATAGAAATATACCAGTAATTAATACAGGATCTTCTTTAACAAAAGGTGCTAATGATAATATTCTTACATATAGTTCAACTTGGGATACTTCTACTGGCGGTGTGCCAGATATAACAAGATCTACAGTTCAAATTTATAGAAATACAACAAGTGCAACAACAGGTGGAACACTGGTATCCACCAGCAGTTGGAATTCATCAGTAATGTCAGGCCCAACTTCTTATGCATCAAGTACATCTTATGCAACTACCGCAACTTATGATGCAGGATCAGACCCAACTAATAATGCAGGTAAATATTTTTATGCGGTAGAAACACAGTATAACTCTGGCACTGATTATAATGGTGGAACATTTGTACCCGCTCCAGTTACAAATACAAAAACTTATGGTCCTATAACATTATTGACTGCTCCAGGTTCATTTACTTATTCTATTTCAGATTCAACAGCAACCCCAGCCTGGACAACATCTCCAAATATAAGTTTATCTGGAGATACAAGTAATTTTTTAACAGTAACTTGGGGAACAGCTTCTCCAGTAAGTGCTTATTTTATTACTCTTTCAGGATCGCCAGTAACTATTGCAAGAACTGGTAATGGAACAAGTACGACATATATGACTTATTATTATGCCTCGGGTACAGAAACTGCAACAATAGATGTAGAAAATAATAATACTTATTGCACTATTACAATTCCTACTGCTGCAACAAATGCTACACGTTATGTTTATGATTATAGTGATGGTACTACAAGAACTACTGCAAGTACCAGCGCAACTTCATATAGGTTTCAAGTACCAAATGGAAACACGGCCACTGTATATAGCGTAAAAGCTTATAATGGTCCTAATACAACATCGCCATCAACAACTGGTACGCCACCCGCTACTACAACAAATAAACCAGTAACACAATCAATAACTGCAAGCAATTCTTCTATATTAACTTATGGCATAGCACCATCAAATACTAGTGTTCCAGTTATTTCTCCAGCAGGTGGATATGTAAATACTGTTTATAGTTGTTCCACGGGATCTTGGAGTGGTAGTGCAACAATAACATATTCTTATCAATGGCAAGCATATAACAGTTCAACATTTGGCTGGGATAATTTAACTGGTGGAACTTCAAGCACTTATACACCAACTTTTGCCATGAATCCTGGTTTACGTTGTGTTGTTACTGGGTCAAATGCTTATGGTTCATCTTCAGCTAATGCTACTTCAGTTAATATAAGCTCATATCCATCACCTTCAATTGTTACGGCACCTTCAGCCACACCTTCAAGCGGTTATTTGGGAATCACTTCATTTACTTCAACATCAGGAACTTGGAACTACGCATCATCTTATTCATATCAATGGCAATACTATGATACCGTTACCTCTTCTTGGTTAAATCGTAGCGATACTGGAGCAACCACATCTTCTTACACACCTCAAATAACTGGAAGTTTTAGATGTCTTGTTACGGCGTCGGGAACTGGTGGTTCAACTTCTGCAGCATCAAATGCCGTTACCGTAACTTCATATCCAGTACCAGTAAATACTGTTGCACCTTCAGTTACACCTACAAGTGGAACAACTAGCACATCATTTAGTTGTTCTACGGGAACTTGGACAAATTCACCAACATCTTATTCATATCAATGGCAATACTATAATACCGTTACCAGTAATTGGACAGATCGTTCTGGAGCAACCTCTAGTAGTTATACACTCACTTTTAGTGGAAGTTTGCGATGTCAAGTTAAAGCAACAAACACGGGTGGTACGTCAAGTGCTGCAACTTCAAATGCCGTTACTGTGAGTTCAACCCCTACACCAACCCCTACACCAACCCCTACACCAACCCCTACACCAACCCCTACACCAACCCCTACACCAACCCCTACACCAACCCCTACACCAACCCCTACACCAACCGCTCCAAGTTCATGTTGTACAACAGGTTCTTGCGGTGGTGGAAGCCTTTGTAGTGGCCGTTGCTTGTGTAATGGATAATTTAAAAATGTTTAAATGTGATATACTGTATAAAAAACAAACAATGTATTATATAAAAGGAGATCAATAATTATGGTTAATAGTCTTTTTGTTTTTATAAATAAAGATAATAATAAAGTTTTTTGTGTTATGGATCGTTTTCCAGGCCCCTTAAATGATTTACTTACTGCTGCATTTGCGTCGGAAGTTCAAGGTATGATTATTACTGAATATCCAAATGCTCAGAGAGGAGATATTTGGGATGGTTCAAATTTTATTAAAATGTCTCTTGAACAAGACCCAGAGTTAGAAGAAAGAGTTGCTTTATTGGTAGAAAATGAAATTGTTGATATTTTAGAATTAGACAAAGTTTATCCTTATTATAATATATGGATAGAAGGATTTTCTAAAGAACATTTTGGATTTAATGCTACAGGTTATGAAAATGTTCGTTCAGGATCAATTTGGGATGGAAAATCTTTTACTCTTCCAGATATTCCAGCTTATTAAAATTGACTATTTTGTAAAAAGAGAGTATTATTAATAATAAAGAAAGGTATTTATTTTGGATAACGAAAAAGAATTAACCCCTTGGCAGCAATATAAAAAAAATCTTGGAGAAACAAGGCCCTGGGACATAATTGATCCAGCCGCAGAACGAGCAACTGAAGAAGAAGCAAATACAAGATATTCAATTTGTTTAGAATGCCCAGAATTAATTAAATTAACAAAACAATGCAGAAAATGTAGTTGTTTTATGAAAGCAAAAACAAAGTTGCAAGCAGCACATTGTCCATTACAAAAATGGTAAAAGAAAAAATAGAAGAAGGCATTTATTTATATAAAAATGTTCTTCCAGAATCTAAACAAATTATTAAAGAAATTGAAGAATGTATTCAATTAAATATGCTTTCTTGGATTCCAAGTCTTGTAAAAACAGATTCTACTGATTCTATTAATAAAATGGTAAGAGACACAGATTCAATATCAATTCCGTATTTAGGAAAAATTGATGAAAATTTTGTTAATTCTACAGAATCATTATTTAAATCTTTAAATAATGCTTTTTATGAAGCATTTGATTTATGTGAAAAAGATTATATGTCAATGTTTGGTATATCTTCAGTTTGGCATGATTCTTGGCAAATATTAAAATATGGAGTTGGTCAATTTTTTACAAATCATATTGATGACCATACAAATTATCATAGAAGAATATCAACAGTTTTTTATATGAATGATGATTATAAGGGTGGCGAAATAAATTTTCCAAGATACAATTTATCAATTAAACCAAAAGCAAATGATTTGTTAATATTTCCTTCATTCTACACTTATAATCATTCTGTAAATCCAGTAACAGAAGGCACAAGGTATGCGGTTGTTGGTTGGTTAAGATGAATATTCAAAAACCACAAATAATAAATGATCTTTTAAAAGAAAAAGATTTTGAAAATTTAAAAAAAATTTTTTCAATAAATAAAATAAAGTCTTTTAATTTTGAACAAGAACTTTCAAGATATATCATTGCAGATAATCAAATGTTGGAATTTAAAGAATATATAAATTTTATAACACCAATAGCAAAAGAAATTTTTAAAAGTGATACATTAATGCCAACATATTCTTTATTTTCACATTATGAAGGACCAAATGCAAATCTTTATAAACATAAAGATGATAATGCTTGTACATATACAATAGATATGTGTCTTTATCAAAAATATGCTTGGGATTTATGGGTAGAAAATCAACCATATACACTTTTGCCAAATCAAGCCTTGGCTTATTATGGCAATAATCAAGAACATTGGCGGGAATCTTTTCCAATGAAAGAAATTAATTATGTAGCAATGATTTTTTTTCATTTTGCGGAACCAGACCATTGGTGGTTTGTTAAAGGGCCAGGTTATCTTGACGTAGTAAGAGGAAACTTATCGGAGGAAGAATGGCAATTGGGGCAAAATCAGCATTAGTATTAGGTGCTGGAGGATTTATTGGAAGCCATTTAGTAAAAAAGTTAAAAGAAAATAACTATTGGGTTCGTGGGGTAGATCTTAAATACCCAGAATATTGGGAAACTTTTGCAGACGATTTTGTTATTGGCGATTTAAGAGATCCTAAGATAGTTGAAAGTGTTATTGATTTTAAATTTGATCAGGTATATCAATTAGCAGCAGATATGGGCGGTGCTGGCTATATTAATACAGGAGATAATGATGCAGAAGTTATGGGTAACTCTATACTTATTAATGTAAATGTTTTAAAGAAATCGCATGAAGTTGGAATTGAAGGAGTTTTTTATTCTTCTACAGCATGTGTTTATCCAGAGTATAATCAAATGGACCCAGATAGTGTAAATTGCAGAGAAGATTCTGTATATCCCGCATTACCAGATACAGAGTATGGCTGGGAAAAATTGTTTAGTGAAAGGCTATACTTAGCCTATAACAAAAATTATAATATGAAAAATAAGATAGCCCGATACCATAATGTCTTTGGGCCGTATGGCACTTGGGACGGCGGTAAAGAAAAAGCCCCAGCAGCTATTTGCAGAAAAGTAGCAAAAGGAATTGATAAAATAGAAATATGGGGTAATGGCGAACAATTAAGGTCTTTTTTATATATTGATGAGTGCATAAAAGCAACAATAGATTTTAACACTAACTCCGATTACTTGGAGCCAATAAATATTGGTTCAGAAAGAGGAATATCAATTAACGAGCTTGTTGATATAGTTTGTGCAATTGCTGAAAAGAATTTAGAAAAAGTAAATATATCAGGACCTATGGGTGTGCATGCAAGGTACTCAAATAATGATTTGATAAATGAAGTGCTTGGCTGGAAGCCAGAAGAAAACTTAGAGTATGGATTATCAAAAACATACGAGTGGATAAACAATCAGGTAAATGATTTCAAGCGATAAAATTTATTTTCAATTATACAATCCAACTGGAATGATTAATCAAGTTATGAGTATGGAGTTAGCAGTTGGCTTAGCGCACGAAACAAAAAGAGAAACTATTATCCATTATGTTTCTAATAATGGAGACAATCTTTACAACTTTAGAACAGTTCCAATTTTTACACCGAGTCGCTGGTACAACCCTCAAAGAAAAGGTTTTATCAACGGAGATCAGTTTCCACACCTTTCGGATATACTTGAGTGGGATGATTTAAATATAACTTTAATAAATGAAAAAATTGATAGTTTTGAAGATGAACATCTTGTTATTCCAGATTTAATGAACAATTATTATTTTTCTAAAGAAGAAAGTGTTAGCGAAAATGAACTTAGTTTTGCAGAAACAAGATCAAGACTTGAGTTCAATGATAATTCTAATATTCATTTAAAGCTTACTCTTGGTTGGTATTCAAGGTTTTTCTATAACAGAGATAAAGATCTTGATCGCATTTTAAGTAATGTTAAATTTAAAAAAGAATATTATGATTTTGCTGCAATGGTAGCATCCTCTTTAGGAAATTTTCAAGCAGGTCACATTAGGCTTTCAGATCATTTAAGAATGTTTGAAACAACACAAGCAATGTTTGAGTATAATCTTTCAAGACTTGAAAAAAATAATTTGCCTATTGTTATATCAACTTGTGAACCAAATCATAAGATGATTAAAGATAATAGTCATAGATTTATTTTACTTGATGAGTATATTGTTAATAATTTTTATAAAGAGTTCCAAGATCTTAAATTTAAAGACGAGATAGTATTTGGCCTTATCTGTAACTTAGTGCTACATCACTCTAAGTATTTTATAGGCACATCAGGTAGCACATACACTGGGTATGTACAAAGAAAAAGAAATCAAAATGGTCTTGTAGAAAACTGGGAGTTCTGGGACAATCCTTGGGACATATCTAATGGGCCGTTTTCTTGGAACGGCTACGCTTTAGAAAATGGAAGAAAGATGTGGTGGAGAGAATGGGAAGAATCAAAATTAAATTTTTAAAAAACATTGCGTTTAGGTATAAGCAATGGAAAAAATATCGCAAGATTAAAAAATCAAATCTGATATACTAGTAATATGTTATTTGACTTGTACTACAAAAATGTAATACCACACCACAGTTACGATAAAAACAATAAGTATAAAGATTACTCTGGCGTATTCCCCACGCTAGCAGCACATTCAGAGGTAGCAAGGCCAGAGTACAACTATATTTGGAATAGCGATGGGTTAAGGTCTATTGAGTTTTCAAATAAACCAAATGTAATTGCATTAGGGTGTTCAATAACTTTAGGACAGGGGCTACCAGTAGATTTAAGATGGTCAAACCTATTGTCAGATATGTTAAATAAACACGGGAAATATTCAATAGGTAATATATCTTATAGTGGAGCAGCGATAAACAAAGACGTTTTAAGTTTTTTTGGTTTAATAAATCAATATAACTATTTGCCAGAATATGTAATTTGTAATTTTGCAAATTTTGAAAGGTTTTATTTTGTTGATTCAAACAATGAGTATATGCGTGATAACTATGCAAACCATAAACCAAGAGCTTATAAAGCAAATGCACCATTTGACTATGAATCTATTATTCCTTATGAATGGATTTATTATAATAATTTAGAGCATATAAAAATGCTTGAGGTTTTTTGTAAAGCCAACAATATCAAATTAATTTGGAGCTGTTGGTCAAATAATTTAGATGAAAATAAAGAAAAGTTCTTGTTAGAAAATTTTGAATTTTATGTGCAAGATCCAACAAGAAAACAATTTCCTAAAGATTTTGAGTTTTTGGTAAATCCAGACAGCATAGATAATCTTGAACAATATTATAAAATGAATGATTGGGATCTTATTAAATGCCATGAAGATTATTATAATAAACATAAGGAAATATTTGACCATGGGTATGACTATCATAAAATTGCAGGATCTTGGGGGCCAGGCGCACACTGGCCTCATCCAGGAATACATAAACAAATTCACTGGGCAGAATTTTATTATGAAGAGATGAAAAAAAACTGGATTTAATATGAAAATATTGGGGTATAACGAAACATCACACGATGCTGCTATGGCATTAATTGACGATGAAAAAATACTGTTTGCTGGTCATGCTGAAAGATATAGTAAGAAGAAGAATGATTGGTATAACAATGATGAAATAATTACTGATCTTTATTCTTATGGAACTCCAGACGCTGTAGCATATTATGAAAAATCTAATTTAAAACGATTAAGAATTAAATTGCGTGGGGGTGCTTCGGACTGGAAACCTCTTTGGTCAGTATCAAAAGTAAAAGAATTTAAGCATCATTACTCGCATGCAGCAGCAGGGTATTACACAAGTCAATTTGATGATGCTGTGATAGTAGTTCTGGATGCCATTGGTGAATTCAATACTTCAACTGTTTGGGTCGGGGAGGAAGATAAAATCTCCTTGGTAAGTAAAAAAAATTATCCGTTTAGCTTTGGTTTGTTTTATTCAGCATTTACTCAGCTTATCGGACTTATGCCAAATCAAGAAGAGTATATTATGATGGGTATGGCTGCATATGGAAATCCAAATAAATACTTTGATAAAGTAAACAAGTACTTTCCTAGTTTTAAAAAGCAAAGAAAAAATTTTCATAGTGGTATTAATAATTGGAATCTAAAAATTACAGAGCAAGATAAGTTTGATATTGCAGCATCAGTTCAAAAAGTTTATGAAAAAAGATTAATGGAATTTATGCATAATGTAAAGTGGAAAACAAAAAAGAATAAATTAGTTTTTATGGGCGGTTGTGCTTTAAACTGTTCTGCAAACACAAGACTTTGGGAAGTTTTTCATGATATTTGGATTATGCCAAACCCAGGAGATGCAGGCTCTAGTCTTGGGGCAGCTTTAGCATTAAGAGGAAAACATATTAAGTGGGAAGGCCCGTACCTTGGATACGACTTAGGAAATGATTATCCAGTTGAAGAAATATTAGATCAACTTGTCAGTAAAGGTGTAGCACCAGTTGCAGCGGGACGTGCAGAATTTGGGCCTAGAGCTTTTGGAAACAGAAGTATATTGGCTGATCCAACAGATATTAGAATAAAAGATAAAGTAAATAAAATTAAACAAAGAGAACTTTTTAGACCTTTTGCTCCAGTAGTTATGGAAGAACATGCAAATGAATGGTTTGATATGCCAAGGGGTAAGCCAACCCCATATATGCAATATGCGGTAAAATGTTTAAAGCCAGATTTAATTCCAGCGGTTGTTCATAAAGATGGAACCTCAAGAGTTCAAACGGTAAATAAAGATCAACACCCAGGTTTGTATGCTGTGCTTTCTGAATGGTATAAACTAACAGGCGTTCCAGTTCTTTTAAATACTAGTTTAAACATAAAAGGGCAACCATTATTAAATGATGAGTCTGATATAAAATTGTGGAATAAAGTGTATAATAGTACAATAATCACTGGCAGCAAAAAAAATAAATAAATGCTATAATGTAATGAGAGGGATAATTTCTGAAGAATATTGGAAAAATAATAAATGATATCTTTAAATAAAGATGAAAAATTAATAATAGCAAATTCTCATTTAAATGCTTTAATAAATAGAGAAAAAGAATTAATGTTGTTAAAGGAAGGTCTTTCAACAATAGATGCAGAGTCAATTATTGAATCTTTAATGGATTTAATAAAAAAAAGGCAAGCAATAAATAATGAAATTGCAAATATTTTGTTAAAAACGCAATAAATTGACCATATCGTATAAAGTATGATACAATAAATTAGGAGAAAAAATGACAATACTTACACCAGAAGAAAAAAAAATTATAGCAGAGCAGCATCTAAAAACTGTTTTGTTTTCAGAATATAATATATCTTTAAGTTTAATGGAATCTAATGCAATAGTTGATAAAAATCAAACTAACATTGATGCATTAAATAATCAAATGAATGAAGTTCTTTCTCAAAAAAATATTTTGCAAGCAGAACTTGATTCAATAGAAGCAGAGATAGCTTCACAAACAACAGCATAAGGATAAAAATGGAAAATAATCAAAAAGCAGAATTAATAATTACTGCTTTACAACAGCGTATTGGTGAACTAGTTTCAAATTATGAAACTCAAATTGCGATACTTAGAGCAGATTTAACAGGGTTAATGCAACAAGAAGAAGAAAAGAAAAAGGCGTTAGATGAATATTCTCAAGGTCTTTCAGAAAAAACAGCAACCGCTTAAAAATTATAACCCAAGTGTTCCGAGTGGATTAATAGCTCATACAGAATCGGGTTATTTTTATATTAAGGGAAATAAAAAATTTAAATTTATATCTGAAAGAGCTGTTATTTCTTGGGGATTACCAATAATTAAAACTATTGATAAACAATTAAATAAATTAGTCTTAACAGGAACTTTAGGGTTTAGAGACGGAACTTTGATAAAAGATATTTCAGATGGTAAAATATATCTTATAAGCGATTCAAAAAAACGACATATAACTGATCCAGATGTTTTAGAGTGGCTTAATGGTAAAATCATTGTGATTGGGCAAAAAGAACTTTTTGTTCATGACGAAGGAGAAGATCTATAAAATGTATGTTCCTATCAAATCTTGGGTTAAGAGAGATAGGAAAATTAGTAAAGAAGGATATATTTTAATAAAGATTCCAGAACATCCTAAAAGTTTTAAAGGCTGGTATTATGAACACCGCCTTATAATTGAAAAACAATTAAATAGAATTATTGAAGATTGGGAAACTATTCATCATATAAATAAAAATAAAATTGATAATAGATTAATTAATCTTTTTATATGTTCAAGATTAGAACATAATAAAGCTCACGTTGCTTGACAAAAAATAACATAATGCGATACAATTAACTAAACCCCTAGAAAGGGATTAAATGAATAATGATTTAAAATGGATGATGGTCTCAGATGTCCACTTCCCCCGCCACGATGAACGCAAAGTAGAATTATTTCTTAAAGTTATGAAGTGGTGGAAACCAGATTCAGTAGACCTTCTTGGCGATATTGATGATGCTGATTCTACAAGTCGTTGGGCAGATGGATACCCCGATGAAGGAATTTCTATTATGGACGGCGGTGTTTTAGGAACACGTCAGTTCTTGTCAGATATTAGAAATATTGTACCAAATGCTGATTGTCATTTTCATGATGGTAATCACGGTTGGACAAGACATGGAGATTATATTGCAAAGAAAGCTCCAACATTATTAGATTTCGTTACACCAGATTCACTCTATGAATATACTAAGCATGGTTTTAATTGGCATCATTATAATGAACCTCCAGTTAAACGTTTTGGCGATTTGTATGGTCACCATGGCGAATCCATTTCTAAACACTCTGGGGAATCTGTTCGTAACGATGTAAACAACTGGGGAATTTCCTTGGTTCGTGGACATTCTCACCGTATGGGTGCCTATTATCAAACATACAATCTAAGCGGTCAAGAACTGCGTGGATATGAAATTGGGCATCTTTGCGATGAAGAAAAAATGGATTACTCCATACAAAAAAATTGGCAGGCAGGGTTTGCAGTAGCACATGTTGTTAATGACTATCCTCACGTCCAGCTAATACAAATTACACGAGATTATACTTGTGTAGTTGACGGTAAGATTTTTACCGCATAACCTAAATAGGAGAAATAATGAACGCAAAGACAAAAGCTCTTGTAGAGCACTATGTAATGGCAACAGCAGCAGCTGGTGTAGCAATTTGGCAAACAGGCAATCATGATCTTAAGAGAGTTTCATGGGCCGCACTTGTAGGCGTACTTGGTCCAGTGCTTAAGGGTGCTTACGATCACGCAACAAAACCAGCAGCAAAGTAATTCATAGATAAAACTAAATAATGCTTAAGTGTAAAAAATGTACAGGGCGAGTATTTGTTGACAGAGTTTATTCCCAGAACCTGCGAGTTGAATTGTTCTGTATCATGTGTGGGAAAAGATGGATGGTCAAAAGAGATAATAGGTTTGCATTATGGGTAGCAAAAAAAGAGGAAACTCTGCAACACGGTTACGGTATTTCTATCTAAACGATAAGTTGCATAAAGTTTTGCGTCGCTCAAGAGCAGAAGATCTTTTAATTGCTTGGGACTATCAATTGGGTAAGCGTGTTGCTTATAACTTGACAGATGTCAATAAAAATAAACAATATGCTTACCCCATCAAAGAAGTTGTTAAAATAATTGGTAAACATGAAGATACTATAAAATGGCATTTATATAAAGGCAATTTAAAATTTCCACAAAGAGTTTATTCTTTAAATGGAAATAAAACTCCAGGAAAATATTTTTGGAGCGAAGATGATATTAGAGGTATGCATGATTTTTTTAAAACAGTTCACAGAGGACGACCAAGAAATGATGGCGGTATTACACCAGGTGACATGCCAAGTAGAGCAGAATTAGAAGCAATGATTAAACAAGAAAATATTTTATATGTTAAAAATAATGATGGGGAATTTATCCCAGTTTGGAAGGCACCTGAATGGTAAATGATAAAATAAATAAAGAGGCAAAGCAGACTTTGGATGCAGCATTAAAAGTTTTAGAATATGCCATGGAGCTAGCTTTACAAAAAGATGATCTAGATGCTATGATAGCAATATCGGATCGTTTGATGATGTTGTATCAACATCTTTCGGATAAAAATCCAAAAAAGTTTAAACCAGGATTTGCTTTAGTTGAAAGGGAAGAAAAAAAGAATGACGAACCAGACGAGCATTAGAATTGATTTACAGTTCACCCGAAATCTAGGTAATTATGAAAATATTAAAATTGGTATTGCCGTTGAAGACTTTAAGCGTCAAGGAGAAAGTACTGATGAAGCAACTGATAGAGTTTATGATTTTGTTGAAAAAAAGTTAATTGAAAAAGTCAATCAGATTGAAGAAGAGCTAAAGGTTAAAAAATGACAAAAGATGAAGCAAAACTAGCTTATGGGTTAGTTTCACTTTATTGCGCTTTGTATAAAGAAACTTATAAAAAGCCAGCTGTTGTAAATAAGTATAGAGAAAAATGGGCTATGCAAGATGTTATTGATAGCGTAGGGTATGACCGTGCCAAGGTGCTTTTAGAATATTATTTTAAGATTATTAAAAATGGACATCCCTTATCTTGGTTTTTTTATAATTTTGAAAAATTAAATATAACTTTACAGCAAACAGAAGAAGATAAAACTCGCAGGGAATTAATAAGAGCAAAAACCAAGTCTATGGTTGAAGAAAGAGACAATGAACGCTGAATCAGCAGTTATAACATCTGTATGCAGCAATAAAGATATTTCCACTGTACTTGCTGAAAATATTGATGAAGTATTTACTTCTCACCGAGATGTATGGGAAGGTTTAAAGTCTTATTATTTAAAGTTTAAATCTGTTCCAGATATTTCAGTACTTACTGAAAAATTTAAAGATTTTGAACCAGCAAAAGTAAACGGTGAAACAGCCTATTATCTTGATCAACTTAAAAACGAATATCTTGCTGGCAGATTAAGAAATTTGCTTTTAACATCAGGCGCTAGTCTAAAAACAGAAGCATCTGCTAGGGTGATTGCTCAGATGCAATCAGAATTAAATGGCCTTGGTAAATTAACTGCAAATGTTAGAGACGTAGATTTAACTGATTATAAATCTGCTCAAAAACATTTTGAAGCAGTTAGAACAAGATCTGATGCGATGGGCGGTAGCCCAGGAATTATGACAGGGTTTAAAGCTATTGACTATGCATATCCTACAGGTATGGCTCCAGGACACCTTATAGTGATGATTGGTTGGCCAGGTAAGGGTAAGACATGGTTCTCTTCTTATTTAGCCTGTAAAGCTTGGGAACAGGGATTTAAACCAATGATTATCTCTCTTGAAATGACACCAGAAAATATGCGGGATCGCATTTATACAATGTTGGGTTCTGGTCTTTTTAAATCTTCAGATTTTGCAAGAGGTAGCGTTGATATGGCAGCCTTTGATGATTGGGGTTCTAAAAAATTTCTTGATAAAAATGGTTTTATTCTTGTTTCAAATGAAGGCGCTGGTCAAATAACTCCAACAACCGTGCAAGCAAAAATTGATCAACACAAACCTGATTTAGTAATTTTAGATTATCATCAATTATTTTCTGATTCAAATAATTCAAAAGCCCCTACAGAACGTAATATGAATATTTCTCGTGAATTTAAAATGCTTGCTATGAGAAATAATATTCCAGTTATTGATATTACTGCTGCAACAGCAGAAGAAACTTCTGATCATGATTCGCCGCCAATGCTTAATCAGGTGGCTTGGTCAAAAGCAATTGAATATGATGCTGATATGGCAATTGCAGTACATAAGAATCCTGATTCTAATATAATGGAAATTGTAAGTAGAAAAAATCGTCATGGCACTGATTTTGGTATGTATTTGGATTGGGATTTAAATCGCGGTATTGTAAAAGAAGTTTATGATATACCAATAAGCTAGTTTATGTAATCACTCATTAACTTGATATAATTATCAAGAAAGATTGGTGAGCATGTACCCTAGAAAAATACATGATTTTTGGATGAATGGAATTATTAAAGATGATTCTATTTTTCAAAGTTCAAGAGAAAACTATGAAAGACTTTTAGTCCAGCAAATGCGAGACAAAGGTTATGTTCCCGTTCTTGACATGCAGCCGCAGTTTAATGTAAAATATAATGAAGAGAAAGATCACTATACTTTCAATCTTGTAATGTACGGCATGTACTTAGGTAAAGTCAAAGCATTAAAGCATGAGGGGTTCTCTGGTCAGAGTTTAATACCTAAAGGATAAAAATGACAGATGCATATACTAAAGCGGATCTCCGCTCTATTCTTCGTTCCTGTAATATAGAAATAATTTCTCAAACAGGAACAGATTTTTTATGTTTATGTCCATTTCATCACAATACAGATTCTCCAGCTTTTGCCGTAAGTTATTCTAAGGGCTTGTATATTTGTTACAATCAAAATTGTGATTCATCTGGGACTGTTCTTGATTTAGTAAAAAATCTTACAAATAGAAATGACTTTGAGGCATTACGATTTATATCTCAAAATAAACAAACAGAAGCAGAATCTTTTGAAGAGGGACTAAAAGATTTATTAGGTGAGAAACCAAATTTTGTAGAATTTTCAGAAGATACATTAAAAAATTTATATAATGGACTTGCAAAAACTGAATCAGCAAGAGATTATTTAAAATCTCGCAAAATAGATTTATCTGCTATGGCTTATTTTTCTATGGGTTATTCAGAAAATATGGGAATGGTTACAGTTCCTTTGCATTCACCTGACGGCATTCCCGTTGGAATTATTGGCAGATCAATTACTAATAAGAAATTTAAGAATAGCGTTAATCTTCCACGTAATAAAACTATGTTTAATTTACACCGTGCAAAGCGTGAAGGTGGAACAATTATTGTTGTAGAATCAAGTTTTGATGTTATTCGTTTATGGCAGGCGGGATATCCAAATGCTGTAGCCACACTAGGTGGAAGCATATCGGACATTAATATACAAAATTTAAATAAGTATTCATCTACAATAATTTTAATGACAGATAATGATTCAGCAGGTCGTGCATTAGGCAATACTATTGCTAATAGATTAAAGAATAAAAATGTTTTGTGGGCTAAATATGACCACAATAATATCTATCCTAATTCTGCTAAAGATGTGGGAGATATGACGGATGAAGAAATAAAACAATGTATAAAAAATGCTATTCCGCATTTTGAATACGCTAATATCTAGTAGACAAAGCAAGTCTAAACTGATATAATGATAATAATAGGACATAATATAGTCCACTACATAAGGAGAAAATATGGGTATAGTGACAGGCTTAGCAGCAATGAACAAGCAGATGGAAACAAAAACTTCATCTGGAGATACACAAAAAGGAAGATGGCTTCAACTTAAAGACGGCCAATCATTAAAGATACGATTCATGCAAGAAATTGATCCAGATTCAAAAAATTATAATGAAAAAGCTGGCTTAGCATTTATTGCAGTTGAACATACAAATCCAAAAGATTACAAGCGTAAAGCGCTTTGTACAATTGAAGATCAAGGTAGATGTTTTGGTTGCGAGCAACATCGTCGTGATCAGAAAGCTGGCTGGAAAGGGCGCTCTCGTTTCTATGCTAATGTTTTGGTTGATGATGGTCAAGAAGAACCCTACGTAGCAATTTTTTCTCAAGGTGCAGGACCAAAATCTGCAACTCCAGAAATTATAAATTATGCGGGTGAAACAGGTAGCATTTCTAATCTTAATTGGAAGTTAAAGCGTACAGGAACTTCAACTGATACTAATTATTCAATTATTCCATTGCCAACAGCAGATGCTGCTCCAATTGATTTTGATAAATATGAGTTATTTGAACTTCAAAAGTCTGCAGTTCGTGATGTTCCATATGATGAGCAAGAGAATTTTTATCTTGGAATAACATCTGATTCTTCTGAAGAATCTTTACAATCCACTTCATCAGCCGTTGAGTGGTAATTAAAAACTAATAGAATAGATAAACATGTCTGACTTTGTGCATTTGCATTGCCATAGCCATTACTCTTTGATGGATGGGCTTAATACACCCTATGAGTTACTTGAGGCTGCAAAAAATCAAGGTCAGACTTCTTTAGCAATTACAGACCATGGCACACTATCTTCACACAGAGACATGCAGATTGCCGCTAAAGAATTAGGCGTGAAGCCAATTTTAGGAATTGAAGCTTATATTTCTGAAACAGATAGATTTGATAAACGTGAAGTCAAAAAGCGTGATGATAATACTTCTGTATATAATCATATTATATTACTTGCTAAAAATAATACTGGTTTAAAAAATTTACAAAAACTTTCACAGATTGCATGGACTGAAGGTTATTATAGAAAACCACGCATTGATATGGAAATCCTTTTTGAATATAAAGAGGGTATAATTGTTGTGTCAGGGTGTATGAATGGGTTGATTTCTAAATCTATTGAACGCGGTGAGTTAGATAGAGCAGAAGAGATTGTAAAAATATTTAAAGAAAATTTTAATGAAGATTTTTATATTGAAGTGCAAGCTCATAATCCAATAAAATTAAACACTGCTCTATTAAATTTAGCAGACAAGTTTGGAGTAAAACCAGTTGCTACGGGAGATTGTCATTTTGCAAAGAAAGAGGAGAGGGATTTGGAAGAACTCCTTCTCATCTTATCTACCAAGCCAACGCAAAACAAAGAAGCAGATTATACAAGTGGTCGTCAAAGATCTTCTATCCTTGATCGTTTTGATCATATTTATCCCAATCGCCCTATTAGTTTTGCTGATATTAACGTTTATATTCAATCCTATGATGAAATTAGTTTGGATTTTCAAAAAGCGGGTGTAATAAGAAAAGATATATATCAATCAACGGTAGAAATATCAAATAAAATTGAAGAATATGAATTTCATAAAAATCTTGATTTACTACCAGTGCCGAAAGCAAATGCATTAAAAACATTAAAAGATATGTGTAGTGATTCTCTAGTGGATATGGAGTTAGATAATGAAATTTATAGAGCAAGGCTTGAAGAAGAACTTAAAATCATCAAAGACAAGAATTTTGCTAGTTATTTTCTCGTTGTTAGTGATATGGTTAATTGGGCGAAACAGAATGAAATACTTGTTGGACCAGGACGGGGCTCCGCAGCGGGGTCATTAGTTTGTTATTTATTGGGTATTACAGAAGTAGATCCAATTAAATTTGATCTTTTGTTTTTTAGATTTATTAATCCAGAACGCAATGACTTTCCAGATATTGATACAGACTTTATGGATCGCCGTCGTGGGGAAGTAAAAGAGTATTTGCGTAAAAGATTTAAACATGTTGCTTCTATATCAACTTATCAGTATTTTAAAGATAAAGGAGTTGTTCGTGATGTTGCCAGAGCATTTTTGGTCCCACTTGGTGAAGTTAATAAAGCGCTTAAAACTGTTGAGACATTTGAAGAATACGAAAGCTCTAATAGTACGGAAGAATTTCGTAAAAAATATCCAGAAGTAACTAAATATGCTTCAATGTTACGTGGCAAAATTCGTGGCAATGGAATGCATGCAGCAGGGGTAGTTGTTGCAAAAGATGATATTAGTCAATATGTACCAATTGAAACCCGAAAAGACCCAAATGATTCCGTATCTGGAAGAATCCCAGTTGTAGCATATGATATGGATCAAACAGCAGACTTGGGCTTGATTAAACTTGATGTTTTAGGACTTAAAACATTATCGGTTATTGACGATGCATTAAGAACAATTGAGCATCTTAAAAAGAAAAAAATTGATCTTAAATCAATTAAACTTGATGATCCAAAAGTTTTTGAAGATTTATCTAATGGTTATACTAAGGGTGTGTTTCAAGCTGAAGCAACTCCATACACCAATTTGTTAATGAAAATGGGTGTAAATAATTTTGAAGATTTAGCTGCATCCAACGCTTTAGTGCGCCCAGGTGCTATGAATACGGTTGGAGGATCTTATATAAGGCGTAAACGTGGAGAGGAGTTAATTACTTATGCCCACCCAATTATGCAGGAGTTTACAGCTCGTACTTATGGAGTAATTATTTATCAAGAACAAGTTATGCAAGCTTGTGTAAATTTAGGTGGTATGACTTGGGCGGACGCTGATAAAGTAAGAAAGATTATCGGTAAGAAAAAAGATGCAAAAGAATTTGATATATTTAAAGATCAATTTATTTCTGGAGCAAGCAAGCATATTACCCCCGAAGATGCACAAAAATTATGGCATGATTTTGAAGCTCATGCTGGTTATTCTTTTAACCGTTCTCATGCTATTGCTTACTCTATGTTATCTTATTACACGGCATGGCTTAAGCATTATTATCCTCTTGAATTTATGTTTGCTATTCTTAAAAATGAAAAAGATAAAGATGCTCGTACAGATTATTTGCTAGAAGCCAAAAGAATTGGCATTAAAGTTTTATTACCTCATATTAATGAATCGGAGTTAGATTTTAGCGTTCAAGGTAATTCTATAAGATTTGGGTTGTCAAATATTAAGTATATTTCAGATAATATTGGTAGTAAAATAACCCACCTTCGCCCATTTAAATCATATAAAGATTTTGTTGAAAAAGCCAATATTAAAGGCAGTGGGATAAATTCCAGAGCTATAGAATCTCTTAATACAATTGGAGCCGCAGCATTTCCAGATAATAAGCGAAAAGGTAATGAAAATGAAAATCTTTATGAGTATTTAGGCATTCCAAAGTTTGACACTGGAAAATTAAGTCCAAAAATTAAATCTCAAGTAAATCCGCTTGAAGATTTTCTTGAAGAAGGATGTTTTGTGCTTTTAGCTATGGTTAAATCAATTAAAAAAGGACCGACGTGGGCCCGAATAGAACTTGTAGATGATACAGGTGCTGTGGGTATTTTCCATGAAGTTAATACAAAAATTGAGCCAGGAATGATGTACTTTTTCTTAGTGGGAGATAACCGCATACATAAATATGTAACAATTGATGATGTTGTTAATAATATTGATGAACCATTTGTTCACTGGCTTTATAAAGATAAATTAAAAATTGATAGTGGAAAAAGACTTGTTCTTGATTTTACACATTATAAGACTAAAGCTAACAAAATGATGGCTCATATTATTTTATCTGATGCGGATAAAAATTTAGAGCGAGTAATAGCTTTTCCAAAGATGTATACAAAATCTTTGGGTAAAATGCAAGCAGGATTAATTTGTGATCCCGCTATTGCAAAGATGGATGATGGAACATTATTTGTAAAGGAGGTGAACTAATGGCAAAAAAAACAAGTAACGTAGAAGAATCTGCAGCAGAGAATACTAATATCCCTATTAGCATTGAACAAATTTGTGCAGCAATTATCACAACACTGGGTTCTGTAAGTATTTCATTCGCAAATCTTTTGGCAGATTACTCAGGTAAGAGTATTTCTGTAAATCAAGATGATGAGACTAAAGCCGTAACATTTGGACTTATTGATACTCCAGAAATTGAAAAAACAGAATCTGCAGAATAGTGTATAATATAAGTATATGGCTCAGTCCTACATACTTAAAGGTACGGAGAACGAATATCTTTTGGTCATTAGAGCAGAAGACGAAAAAGCAATCTATAATATAATAGATTTATTAGTAACCAGCCGTAATGAACAAATAAAATTGCTGGCATTAGAGTTAGAAAAGAGTTTACATGATAACGGAAGAGATTCTAGCAAAACTAGATCCAAAAACAAGAGCAAGAGTACAACTAGCAACAACGATAAGCGTAGAAAAGCAAAAGACTCCTAGTATTGGTTTAAATATAGCCTTAAGAGGTGGATTTGGTTTTGGTAGACAAGTGCTTGTTTGGGGAAATAAATCTGCAGGTAAATCATCATTTTGTTTACAGATGATTGCTGATGCTCAAAAAAATGGTAAAACTTGTGCTTGGATTGATGCAGAAGCATCTTATGATTCTGAATGGGCAGGTAAACTGGGTGTAAACTCAGAGTCTCTTATATATTCTCCAGCTAAATCTATTAATGATATGGTTGATATTGCTCAACAATTAATGGAAGCAGGAGTAGATATTATTGTTGTAGATTCTATTTCAGCATTACTTCCTGCTATTTATTTTGAAAAAGATAGTACAGATCTTAAAAAATTAGAAGATACAAAGCAAATAGGTGCAGAAGCAAAGGACATGACACATGCAGTTAAAATGCTTAACTATGCCAATAAAAATACACTACTCGTTCTTATTTCTCAACAGAGAAATCAATTTGGTTCTATGCATGCCAGTCACATCCCGACTGGAGGAATGGCAGTTAAATTCTTTTCTAGTACCGTCATTAAACTTTGGTCATCAGAAGCTGAAGCTAATGCTATTAAATCTGGAGTTCAAGTTGGTGACAAAATTATTGAACAAAGAGTGGGTCGTCCCGTTAATTGGATCATTGATTACAACAAACTTGGACCTCCAAACCTGTCGGGTCAATATGATTTTTACTATCAAGGAGAAAACTTGGGAGTTGATTCAGTAGGTGAAGTTCTTGATTCTGCAGAAATGATGGGTATTGTTCAAAAAGGTGGAGCTTGGTATACAGTAAATGGTGAGCGTTTCCAAGGACGTGCAAAATCAGTTGAATATTTAAGAAATAACCCAGATATTGTTAAAAAGATAGCAAAAGAGATTTATGACAAATCTTGATGATTTTTTAAATAAAAAAAATGATGTACCAAAAATTATAAATGTTGAAATTATAGATGGATCTTTTGTATGTCAAAATACAGAATGTAATGCCATTTCTTATGAAGCAATAATGGATTCAAATGACAGATCAGTACACTGGACGTGCAATTGCGGACATAGATCAAAGTTTAAACTATAATGTCAGAACGTGGGGAGATTAAGCGTGATAAAGCAAAAGCTCAAAAGAATTCTGGACGTGGTGATTATCAAAAGGGTGATGCTATCTGGCATGACTTTGTGGTTGATTACAAAGAGTATGAAAAGTCAATATCAATTAGTCAATCAATTTGGGCTAAAATATGTACAGATACTTTTAAGGTATCACGAGAGAAATATCCTGTACTTAAGATCATCTTGGGCGGATCAGGTCAAAAAACTAGACTTGCAGTAATTGAATGGGCATTATTTGAACAAATGGTAGAGTGTTGGGAGACACATAATGATTGAAGAAAAAGACCTTAATGAATTTCACATTTGGTATGACAATGGCGTTGCCCGTGGCTGGATAACTGAAATGTTTTGCGCTACTCACGATGGGGTGCCATCACTTACAGAAGAAGAAGAAAAAGAATGGGAAGATGGCGGAGATCCTTGTCAATTTTGTGTTAGGATTATGGAATGACAGATAAACCAACTATTGAATTAATTAGTGAACTTACAGAGTTCAATGATATGAAAACATATATGAATGATAAAGATCTTGATTATGCTCTTGATTTAATTATTAAGTTAATTGCAAAACCAGATGTTCCTTCATCTAAAGCTCCCGATCTTATTATTAAGATGCAAGCACTTGCAGCTAAATTTGCAATGATGGCAAGATACTATACCACCTTTGAAAAAGGCGGGGAGAATGCAAAGAAAAAAAATGTTTATTTTACAGCAGAAGAAGCAATTAATAGATTAGTGGATGCATTAAAGTATTCCGCAAGATATGGAGCATAATGAAAATAGGTATAAGGAACAAAATAAAATGAATACAAATTTAGTTATAGTGCCAACAAGATCAAGACCAGATAATGCAGAAAGATTTGCTAAACATTTTTTTGAAACATCTAAGATATCAGATTTAGTTTTTGGTATTGATGATGATCAAATTGATTTATATCCAAAAATTGATGGTGTTATTTATGACATAAACCCTAATATGAAATTAGTACCAAAGCTAAACCTTTTAGCAAATAAGTATAAAGATAAATATGAAACTATAACTTTTTTGGGCGACGATCATTTGTTGATAACCGATGGGTGGGATCAAAGTCTTTATATACCAATTAAACAAACAGGTTACGGTTTTTCTTTTGCAAATGATTTATTGTTTAAAGAATCCTTGCCTACCTGTGTTATGGCATCAACCAATATAATCAAATCTTTAGGTTATATGACTCCGCCTATTTTATGGCACATGTATATTGATAATTTTTGGAAAATGTTAGGTAGCAGATTAAATGCAATATTTTATTTTCCAGAAGTTTATTGGGAAAATTTAACTTATCAAAATGGAAAAGCCAAAATGGATGATTCTTATAGGGAAACCAGCACTTATTTAGAACGTGATAAATTTGCTTTTCATGAATATTTAGCCGATGATTTTCAAAATGATTTACAAAAAATAAAAAAGGATTTAAAAATTGGCTAGAAAAATAATAGGAAATTTAAAATTTAAAAAACCATTAGAAAATGGTTTTGACCCAAATAAGTTTGCAGAAATGATGGAGGAGGCTTATACAAATGTTGAAAAACGTGATAGTTTTACTCAAAAGAAAACATTTAGTCCTAGTACTATTGGCTATGGTCACGGTAACTGCCCTAGATATTGGTTCATTGCTTTTACTGGTGCAGAGTTTGAAGACCAGTTTGATGCTATGGCTAGGGCTAATATGGATAATGGTACGGCTGCTCATGATCGCATTCAGGCGGTTATGGCTAAAACAGGTGTACTTAAATCAACAGAAATTGAAATTACAAACGATAACCCACCAATTAGAGGATTTGCAGATGCAATTATTGAATGGGATGGAAAAGAAGTAATTGGAGAGATAAAAACTGCTAAAGACGAAGTATATTCTATGCGTCAAGCAGAAATGGCTCCAACTTCAAATCATTTATATCAATTATTAACATATATGAAAATTCGTGGAGCAGAACAAGGATTTTTTTATTATGAAAATAAAAATGATCAATCATATTTAATTCTTCCAATAAATATGAATGAAAGAAATGAAAAAATAATTAATGACGTATTTGATTGGTTAAAAAAAGTATATGCTAATTATGAATCTGGAACTTTGCCAGAAAGAGTATTTACTAAATCTGTTTCTGCATGCAAGTATTGCCCAGTAAAGACATCATGTTGGAAAGAGTTGGGTGATGGTGAAGTCTTTATACCAGCAATGGTGGTTGCAAAATGATATGTATTTATGAAAAATGTGATAATGAGTTTACTCCTAAAACACATAATCAAAAATATTGCTCTGATGAATGTTGCAGAATAGCAACAAATGAAAAACTTAAAGAAGCTTATTATGAAAAAAAAGCAAGGCTTGCAGGTAAAAAAAGATTATGTAAAACTAAAGGTTGCGAAATTATATTGAGTAGATATAATAACACAAACATTTGTGATAAATGCGTAGGCGCAAAAAAAGAAGCAGAAAGAAAAGATTTAATAGAAATGGTAAAACGTGTCTCTGGCTAAATTATCCAGGCCCGTTGCCCATAAAGTCTTGGGAATAGATGCCAGTACAAACAGCATTGCTTTTTGCCTTATGAATGAAAATAAACCAATAAAATGGGGAGAAATAGTTTTTGAAGGCGCAGATGTATACGAAAGAATATTAGACGCTAAACGCAAAATAAAATCGTTTAAAAATGAGTTAGATACAGATTTTGTAGTAATTGAAGCAGCAATTCAAGTAAAAAGCGTTCATACTGGAATAAAGATGGCATACGTTTTTGGTGCTATAATGGGAGAGTTACTTAGTGATAATGTAAAAGTTGTTGAGGTTCACCCTATAACCTGGCAATCATACATAGGTAATAAAAATTTTACAAAAGTTGAAAAACAGGCGGTTAAAGATGAATTTCCAGGAAAATCAGAAAATTGGTACAAAGCCAAAATCAGAGACATTAGAAAGTCTAGGACAATTGACTTTGTTAGAACACTGGGCGTTGACACTAAAAATGATAACGTTGCTGATGCGGCGGGGATAGCTTGGTATGCAGTTAATGAAGTGGTATAAGGAAAATAATGGCTAAAAAATATAAACTATATGATAATAAAGAATGGGTTTACAAAAGATATGTAACCGAAAAAAAGACAGTTAGAGAGATGGCTATGGAAGCTAATTGCTCTCATATGACTATTCAAAGAGAATTAGAAAGACATGGATTAATTAAAAAACCTAGAAAATGGACTAAATGATACCAGTATTAATATATCCAGTTCTTAATAGATATGATCTTTTAAGAAAATCATTAAGCACAATTGACTATCCAATTGGTGAAATATTGATTATTAATAATAGCGGCGACAATTCAATGAGTGATGGTCTTATTGAAGAATATCCACATTTAAATATTAGAATTTTAAATTTGCCTTCTAATATGGGCATAACTGGTTCTTGGAATCTTGGAATTAAACTTTATCCGCATGCAAAATATTGGATGTTTTCTTCAGCAGATACAACGCCTTCGCCAGGCCTTTGGCAAGATTACGCAGAAAAAAGCGGACCAGATAAATTTGTTTTATCAGCAAACGCTGGATGGAATATATTTACAGTTGGAGAAGAAATTGTAAAAAAGGTTGGGATATTTGATGAGTATATTTACCCAGCTTATTATGAAGACAACGATTATTGGGACAGAATGATTTTAGGCGGATTTGTTGTTGATATAAACATTTTGCATTCACAAGTTTACGCAGATGAAAATGGAATTTCTCAAACTATAAAAAGCAATCCAATTTTTTTTCAAAAAAATGATTATACATATGTAAAAAATCATGAGTATTATCATAACAAAAAAAATAGTGGCGATTATACCTGTAAAGGTTGGAATTTAGAGAGAAGGAGAGATCACGAATGGCTACCACAAAAACATTAGATTTAGGATGTGGAAAAGAACCAAGAAATCCTAAAAATGCAGATGAAGTGTATGGAGTTGATATTATTGATTATGGCAACTCAAATATTAAAATAGCAGATTTAGTTATAGACCCTATACCATTTGAAGATAATACATTTGACTTTGTTACGGGACATGATTTTCTTGAACATATTCCCCGAATGCTTTATATTGGTAGAGAAAGAAAACAACCATTTATTGATATTATGAGTGAAATTTGGAGAGTATTAAAACCAGGTGGTTTTGGTATTTTTGCAACACCAGCATTTCCTCATCAAGAAATGTTTCAAGACCCACAACATGTAAATTATATAAGCACTAATACTTTACAGTATTTTTGTTTACCTTCACAAGCCACAAATGGTTGGAGCTTGTTAAATCTTTGTCATGATTATGGTTTTAAAGGAACTTTTGAAGCCGTAAACCAATATTGGAGAGAAGATGTTCCATATCATTTAATATGGGAAATTAAGGCGGTTAAATGAAAGTTTTAATTACTGGTGTTGCTGGCTTTATGGGCAGCCATCTTGCGGATGCATTTCTTAAAAATGGAGATAATGTGATTGGAATTGATAATTTAATTGGTGGCTATACAGATAATGTACCAGATGCAGTTGAATTCCATAATCAAGATTTAGGTGATTTTGATGCAGTTAAAGATTTATTTAACGGAGTAGATTTAGTAGTACATTCTGCATGTACTGCATATGAAGGATTGTCTGTTTTTAGCCCTGCACTTGTTACTCGCAACACTTCACATATAACTACTGTTGCTTTATCAGCATCAGTTCGGGCGGGAGTTAAAAAGTTTGTTCATATGTCATCAATGGCTAGATACGGAACACAAAAAACGCCATATACAGAAGATATGATACCAATGCCACAAGATCCATATGGAATTTCTAAAGTTGCTTCAGAACAATTAGTTAAAAATATATGTGAAACTAATAATATAAATTATGTAATTCTTGTTCCACATAATATTATAGGGCCAAGACAAAAATATGATGATCCGTTTAGGAATGTAGCTTCTATTATGATAAATAGAATATTGCAAGGCAAAAAACCAATTATATATGGTGATGGTAGCCAAGTAAGATGTTTTTCTTTTATGAATGATGTAACAAATCCATTAATGATTGCTTGTACAACAGATGTTGCAAATGGCATGACAATAAATGTTGGCCCAGATGAGGAATTTATTACTATAAAAGATTTGTTTTACAAGATTGCTAAAATAATGAATTACACTGATGATCCTATTTTTTTACCAGGTAGACCTCAAGAAGTTCATAATGCAGTATGTTCTTCAAATTTATCAAGAAAAATTTTAGGATATAAAACAACAACTACACTTGATAAGGGCTTGACAGAATTGGCTGAATGGATTAAAATAAAAGGTGTAAAATCTTTTGATTATCATTTACCACTTGAGTTTACAACAGAAAAAACACCTAAAACTTGGTCAGAGAGGCTAATGTGAAAACACCAGCAGAAATAAATGATTTATATTTGCATTCTTTAAAAGCACCATTAGGCGGAGAAATTTGGAATACTTGTTTAAATATAATGGAAATGCTTATAGATAAAAACATATCTTATGGCAATTCAGCTATAGACCCAGTTAGGATATTTGCTACATCAGATAATATTGAACAATTAAAAGTTCGTATTGATGATAAGATCAATAGAATAAAAAATAATCAAGGTTATGCTGGAGATAATGATATTGTTGATATGATTGGTTATTTAGTTTTACTTAAAATTGCTATTGACAAAGATGGTAATAAAGAGGTATAATTAAATATGGCTACATATGAATATGGATGTATTGAATGTGATAAGACTGAAGAGGTTTCTAGAGGAATTACTGATCCTGAATCAATTCCGTCATGTCCATCATGCGGATATGCTATGGTAAGAGTTTGGAATGCCCCAGGCGTACAATTTAAAGGATCAGGTTTTTATAAAACAGATAATGGATAAAGAAATAGAAGTTGCAGGTCAATTTGACCAAATGAATAAAGTTGTTGAAGAATTGCTTAAAGGCAATACACCAACACAAATAGCACGTTCTTTAGATCTTACCCGTGTTCAAGTAGAAACTTATATTGACGCATGGAAAGGTTTTGTTCATGACAATACAGCAATTCGTGAACGTGCAAAAGAAGCTTTGGCAGGGGCAGATGAGCATTACAATATGTTAATAAAAGAGGCGTGGATCACTTTAAGTCAAGCAGATGCACAAGATTCTCCCAATATTAAAGCGCAAGTTATTAAATTAATTGCTGACATTGAAGCAAAAAGAATTGATATGTTAAATAAAGCGGGAGTGCTAGAAGATAGTTCAATGGCAGATCAAATTTTAGAATCAGAAAGAAAACAAGATATTTTAGTAGGCATTCTTAAAGATGTAACTTCATCTTGTGATAAATGTAAATGGGAAGTTTCAAAAAGATTATCGCAAGTAACAGGCCAGATTGAAGCAGTAATAGTAAATGACTGATTTTAGTGCTTTTATAGATGCACTTGAAGGTGATGAATTTTCAGAAAAACCAGCTCCGCTTGAAGAATTTGTAACAAGTAAAGACTATCTTGGTTTACCACCACTTTCTATGTATCAATATCAAATGATCAGAGCATCAACACAAATTTATAAACGTGAAACATTACACAAAATCTATGGTGAAATTGAAGGCGAAAAAATTTGGAAACAAACTTGTTCTGAAGTAATTTTACAACTTGGTAAAGGTTCTGGAAAAGACTATACATCTACAATCGCTTGTGCATATATGGTGCATTTACTTTTATGTCTTTCAGATCCAGCAAGATATTATGGAAAACCTCCAGGGGATGCCATTGATATTATTAATATTGCCATTAACGCTATTCAAGCTAACCGAGTTTTCTTTAAAGGTTTCAATCAACGCATTGAAAAGTCACCTTGGTTTCAAGGAAAATATATTGCTAAAGCAAATATGGTTGAATTTGATAAATCTGTTACAGTTCACTCGGGTCACTCAGAAAGAGAAGCTTGGGAAGGATACAACGTTTTAGTTGTTATTCTTGATGAAATTTCAGGATTTGAACTTGAATCAACTTCTGGGCATGATCAAGCAAAGACCGCATCTGCAATTTATAAAATGTATCGTGCATCTGTAAATTCTCGTTTTCCAGATTTTGGTAAAGTAATTTTACTTTCTTTTCCTCGTTTTAAAAATGATTATATTCAACAAAGGTATAACGAAGCGGTAGCAGAAAAAGAAGTCGTGCTTAGACATCATAAATTTAAAGTAGACACAGAACTTCCAGATGGCACCGAAGGCAATGAATTTGAAATGGAATGGGAAGAAGATCACATTATTTCATATAAAGTTCCAAGAATGTATGCTTTAAAAAGGCCAACATGGGAGATCAATCCGACTAGAACTATTGACGATTTTACAATTGACTTTTATACAGACCCTACAGATGCTTTATCTCGTTTTGCTTGCATGCCGCCAGATGCCACGGATGCTTTTTTTAAAAGCAGAATGGTAATTGAAAAAGCTTTTAGTAATCCTAAATTAAATGTAGATTCATATGGAAGATTTGATGATGATTTTAAACCAAAAGAAGATAAAACATATTTTATGCATGTAGACTTAGCACAAAAACATGACCATTGTGCGGTGGCGCTAGCGCATGTAGATGGTTGGGTAACAATGAAAATTGGAGAACAGTATAAAGAAGCCGCACCTAGAATTATAGTAGATGCAGTAAGATATTGGACTCCAACTGCATCCAAATCTGTTGACTTTACAGAGGTTAAAGATTATATAACAAGCATAAGAGAGCGCAATTTTAATGTTAAATTAGTTACATTTGACCGATGGAATTCACACGATATGATGCAACAACTTGGGGTACATGGCATTAAAACTGAAATTTTATCTGTAGCTAAAAAACACTATGAAGATATGTCTCTTACTTTAACTGAAGAAAGGTTGCTAGGGCCTAAAATTCAATTGCTTATAGATGAATTATTGCAGTTACGAATTGTAAAAGATAAGGTAGACCACCCAAGAAAGGGTTCTAAAGACCTTTCAGATGCCGTATGCGGGGCTATCTACAATGCTATATCCTTAACACCACCAGACCAAAATAAAGAGGTAGAAATCTATACTTATTCTGGGGTATTTTCGGAGGAGTTGGCAAAATTAAAAGAAGAATCAGATGCAAGAATGAAAAACACTATTCGCATGCCAGAAAGAAAGGTTATGCCTGAAGATATTAGAGATTTTTTTGATGATGATGACAGTGAATATAGAGATATAGTTGACAACTTTAAAATATTATAGTAGACTAACCCATATAACAACAAACAAAGGATAATAATGTTAGCAAATGGAACTATTGCAACAATTGAAGACGAACAAGATATTTATATTAGTTTAACTGCACTTTGTGAATATTTTACTAAATCTTCTGTAAATATGCAACAAGAAATTAAACATGCAGATCCAAGAGATAAAAGATATGCAGCAGGACTTTATGATATGATGCATACAATTGCACAAGAAATTGTTGAGCTTGGAAAATTTGAAGCACAGCGTAGAATGATTAATAGTCCTGAAGATCTTTTAAAGATGATTGACAAAAACCCATTTGGTAAAGTAGAATAGCAGTATTGGTCATTAGCTCAATTGGCAGAGCATCCGACTGTTAATCGGAAGGTTCTTGGATCGTGCCCAAGATGACCAGCAAATTATTAACCAACTAATAGAGAGAGTATAATATGAATATGACAACAGAAATAGTAAAAGAAAAAGAAATTGAGAAAGAATATGTTCTCAAGGTTATTGATCGTTGTGATTCTTGTAACTCTCAAGCGTATGTATTAGTAAAAGGTGTAACGGGAGACTTAATGTTTTGTGGTCATCATTACAATAAAAATGAAGCAGCATTAATTAAATTTTCATATGAAATTATTGATGAACGAGAAAAATTAATAGAAAACAAATTAAAGGGCTCAGAAAACTAAATATTTTAGCGGTAGTAGCTTAGTTGGTTAAAGCCCCGAACTCATAATTCGGTAATCGTAGGTTCAAGTCCTACCTCCCGCACAAGGCTATATGCAGCACACCTTAGCATGGTATAGTTACATATAACAAGTACCCGCAGCGTAAGAGTTCGGGGAGATAGGGCAGCGTCATTCGGTGCTGGAATATCTGCGTATAGCCCCCATTTGCGAATATTGCATAGTGGTAGTGCGTAACCTTGCCAAGGTTAATGTGCGAGTTCAATTCTCGCTATTCGCTCCAGTAATGTATAATTAACTCATAATGACTAATGCACACAATCAAAAAATGACATTTTCAATTCTGGCACATATTCCAGAACATGACCCACGAGAAAAAGATCCAAATTATAAATATTTTATTGCCGCTAAAAAGAAAATTAAAGCGGCGGGACTTTGGAAATGTGCCATCAATGATGATTTATGTGGTGGACAAATGGAATTACATCATACTCATGTAGAATTTAGTCAAATTTCAAATGCTGATAAATCTAAAATAGAAGCTTATTTTGGTTTAAATTTTAAAGACGATCAAGAATTTCAAGTTTGGTTAGAAAGTCCAGGAAATTTAGAAGTATTATGTACTAATCATCATAGAACACATTATGGGATACATACATTACCCCATGCTCTTTGGGAGTCCCTCCGATTTAGAAAAAATGGGACTCTTCCCGCAGCAGAAGTAGTAACAAAATCTAATATGAAATCTCATAAAATTAATGATATAATTAAAACGAAGAGGGGTAACGATGCCATATAAAATAGTGCAACATGGAAATAAATTTTCAGTAGTAGCTCAAAATACTGGTCATGTAGCTGGCACACATCCAAGCAAAGAAAAAGCACAAGCACAAATGTCTGCGTTATATGCAAATGAACCAGAAGCAACTAAAAAATGTATGACTTGTGGATGCGATGATTTAGGTAATGATCATCATTATATTTCTGATACAGAAAAATGTTCTTCTTGTATTGATAAAGGACAAGGACCTTGTTGGGATGGGTACGCATATGCTGGCACTAAAGAACAAGATGGCAAGACTGTTCCAAATTGTATTCCCGTAAAAAAATCTGACGGTGGTTATCAACCAAATGCAGGAATGAAAGCAGCGGCTCGTCGTGCATTAAAATGGAAAGACGCAGGTATGGCTACGGGTGCAGGAACCCCCGTGGGTTGGGGTCGTGCAAGCGATATTGTTGCTGGAAGATCAATGTCTCTTGATACAGTAAAAAGAATGTATTCATTTTTTTCTCGTCATGAAGTTGATAAAAAAGGAAAAGATTGGGATAAACCATCTCACGGAAAAATTATGTGGAATGCTTGGGGCGGAGATGCAGGGTTTGCTTGGTCTCGTGCAATTGTAGCAAGAGAAAATAAAGTTGAAAAAGATTCTGCATTTGGCTCGGAAAGATTATCAGGCGGACCAGGATTTAAAATTGAATTTAATACGCCAGACTGTTTAGGTGGTTACGCTGTAATAAAAGCGGGATCTGGACAGGTTATTGGTTGCTATACGACTAAAGAACATGCACAAGAAGCTATGGATGCTATTGCAGTAAATGAACCAGATTTAACTAAATCAGCAAATCCAACTCCAACAAAAGATTCAACATCAATTTGGGATGGAATATTTGTTCCAACAGGGGATGCAACATCAGGAACAAATTATGGATCACTTTATGGAGATACTGGTTGGATGTCTACTTATAACTCACCACCACAACATGATGGCAAGCCAAGCGTAGGGTATGGAAATCATAGCGATCCAAAGGGTCGCAGTAATCAATAAAATCTGATATAATATATTTACAGGATGCCTACGGGGTACTGAATTTAACTAACTTGCTGAAAAGGAGCTAAGTAAAATGACACATCTAACAACATATAACAATCCATTCACACAAATTCAATCTATTTTTAATGACCCGTTCTTTTTAGGGTTTAATGATCAATTTGTAAGATGGGAATCAAATAAAAAAACAACATCCGCATTTCCCCCATACAATGTAAAGAAGGTTGATGAAGACAATTATATTGTTGAATTGGCTGTTGCGGGATATGATCGTGAAGATCTTGATATTACTGTAGATAAAGATACATTAATTATCAAAAGCGATAGAGAAAATGATGAAAAATCAGATTTTCTACACAAAGGAATTGCAGGACGCAATTTTAAACAGACGTTCACTTTAGGTGAATACATGCTGGTTAAATCTGCTTCACTTGAAAATGGTTTGCTAACCATTAAAATTGAACGGGAAATACCAGAAGAGCACAAGCCTAGACAAATCAAGATCAAGTAGTATATAATAGTGATGAGGACCTGAGCACGTCCTGTAATAAACTGCTCATCTAACAGAGGAAAATAATGACTCAAAAGCAAAAAAAAGTAGAAGCAAGACTGGCTATTCGTATTGCAACAATGCCTAAAGGGTCGGGGTTTAAAAAGCCTGGGTCCATGAATAAGAAAAAAACAGGTTACGCTAAAGTATCAAGATAATGTATAATTAGATATATGAGCAAATTAATAAATCATGTATCTTTTTATATAGACAAATACCCAGCAAGAATGTCAGGGTATATTTCAGCAATAATTCTTAATGTTTCTCATATGTGGTCCAATTTTCCAATTGGCTTGTTTATTCCAGTTGCCATGTTGTTCATTATGATGGGTGAGGGAGCACAAAGAAAAGAAGATAAAAAAACTTTAAAAGCTCTTTATACAGAAAACGATAAAGAAAAATCAGATTCCGATATAATACTAGAGATGGTGCACTCATTGCATCAAAAAGGTGAAAATAATGGCAAATAATGAAAATTTAATTCAAATTTTAAAAGAATTACAATCAATGGCAATGAAAATGTATGCTCAAGCACACGGTTATCATTGGAATATTAAAGGGCGAGAATTTAAACAAGATCACGCTTTTTTATTAGAAATATATGAAGATGTATTTGATTCAATTGATACATATGCTGAAAATTTAAAAAAAATTAAAGAAAAATCACCATTTGGACTTGAGCAATTACAACAAAATAGTGCATTGAAAATCAATGATTCTGCAGATTTAACTTCTGAACAGATGTTTGCTGAGTTAAGCAAAACTAACTTGCAGATTATTGATAAGTTAAAAGATGGCTTTGATATTGCAACAGAAGCTAAAGAAAACGGAATTGCTAATTTTTTTGGTGATCGTCAAGATAAACATTCATTTTGGCAATGGCAATTGACAAGCACCCTTAGCGCATAGTATAATACATATTAGATGCAAAAGGTCACGCAAGTGACCTTTTACTTTTATCCCTGTAGTTCAGCGGAAAGAATAGCTCGTTTCTACCGAGAAGGTCGGGAGTTCAAATCTCTCCAGGGGTGCATTTATTTTGATTAAGTGTATAATAGGAAATGAGGAAGTGACACATTGGAATACGATCCTTCAAACGAGGAACATAGGGAAATTATGGAGTATCTTCTATCAGAAGGTGCTGCAATCCTTGAGGGAATTGATGAAGATGGTCAACCAGTATACATGTTTGACATGGAGATCTTGGAAGAAGTTATGCCAGAACTCCACGCTGTAATGCAAGAAGATATGGACCAAGTTTTGGTTGATCTATATCAAAAAGGCTTAATAGATGTATCTTACGATGAAGATTTAAATGCTATGATGACTATTTCTAAAGAAGGCAAAGATGTCTTATTAAAAATGGGATTTG